ACGACGAAACCATACAGAAAAATATTAAAATTGCTTCTCAACTTATGAAATTTATAAGTCCCTCTCGTTCCGTTGATAGAATTGATTGGTTAAAAATCGGTTGGTGTCTATTCAATATTTCTCAAGGAAGTCAAGATGGTTTTGAACTTTGGGACAATTTTTCTCAACTTTGTGAAGATAAATATGACCCCTGTGTCTGTGAATATGAATGGTCTAGAATGTCTTTAGGTTCTCTTTCTCTTGGAACTCTTCATTATTATGCTAAAGAAGATAATCCTAACCAATATACTGATTGGAATATTACACATAATAAAGGTAGTCTTGATGATTGTATGAATGGTTCTCATAAAAATCTTGCTGTTCTTTTTATGGAAACCTTTGGTTTTCAAAATGTTAGAATTACTTCTCAAAAAGATTTAACTTCTTATATTTGGAATAGCGAGAAAAAACTATGGATTGAATATGGTAAAGAAAGTCTATTAAAAATTGTTAGTGATATATTAGAACCTATTATTGCTAAAGAAAGTTGTATATTCTTAAAAAATACAAAAATAGCAGAGAAAGGTGGTGCTGAAGAATGTCTTTATAATGCTCGTTTGAAACAAGCACATAAAATGATAAACAACCTTAACTCTGCTTGTTTTTTGAAAAGTATTTGTGTTATGATTGCTGGATATGACATTGATAAAGACTTTGAAACAAAAATTATTAATAAATCTCCACACGAATTACCTATTTCTGGAGGTCTTGTTATTGATTTGAAAACTCTTGAAACAAGAAATAGAACAATAGATGATTATTGGTCTTTTGAATTACCTGTATCTTATCTTGGTTCTAAAGTTAATCTTGATATAGTTGATAAATTCTTTAAAGATATTACTTGTAATTCACAGGAATTACAGGATTATATTAGACGATTATCTGGTTATTTACTTACTGGTAGTATTGATGATAGAAGTCTCCATATATTCTATGGTGTAGGTAAAAATGGTAAATCTACATATGTTAATATTTTTAAAAAAATAACTGGTAAAATATTTACTACTGGACTTCCCGAAGATTTTAATATTAAAAAAACATCTCGTGGTGCTAGTCCTGAACTAATGGGACTGCTTCACTCTCGTTGTGGTATTATACCTGAAAGCACTAAAAAGGAAGAACTTAACTCTGCTAGAATTAAAACTATAACAGGAAAAGATAGTATCACCGCTCGTCATTTATTCGGTCATCAGGTTGAATTTAACACACAAGCAAAATTAATATGGAGCACTAACCATAAACCAAAAATTGATGTTGAAGACCAAGCAATAAAAGATAGATTAAAATTAATCCCTTTTATGAATAGATTTGATGAAACTCCTGAAAATATTAAATATACTGATGACTTACAAAATAATCATTTAAATGAATTTTTTACTTATTTCTGTAGTGGTGCTTATGACTGGTTTAATGGTGATAAATTAATTCCAACAGAAGAAATGAAAGAAGCAATGAATTCTTATATTGAAGAAAACGATGTTGTAGAACAATTTATTAAAGATACATATGAAATTATCTCTAAAGACAAATACGAATTACTTCCTAAACTAGAAAAAGATAAAAATAGAACGAAAAAAACAGAAGTATTTATAAAATTTCTACAATGGATACAGGAAAATGAACGGAAAGATGATAGTATTCGTAAGAAAGACTTTAATATACAATTTGGTAAAAAATGTGATAGTATAAAAGTAGGTGTTGAGTATTATTTATGTAAATCAATAAATACTACATTTAGCAATGTAATTGATATGTCTTTAGATATAAACCAACAAAATGAAACTGATGATATGTCTAACGACATATCAATTACATTGCTAAATGTAGGAGTTATTAATCCATTATGTTAATAAAGTTGGAATTTTTATATTAAAATAATATAAAAATAACTAATTATTTGTAGGGTAAAACCAAAATTCCCTACAAAAATAATGATGTTTTTCTTTGTTTTTTAAGCACAAACCAAGGTAAAGATTTGTAGGGTAAAAAGGGTAAAATATTTTTGAATATATTTATATAAATATAAATAATTAAATTTCCGTATTATTTTTATTTTTTAAACTTTTATTTTTATTTTACCCTTTTTACCCTACAAATTAATTTTAATACTAGTATTACCTTAAAAGTATTATTTTTGAAGGGTAGAATTGTTATTTTGAAGGGTAGAATTGTTATTTTGAAGGGTAGAATTGTTATTTTGAAGGGTAGAATTATAAATTAATCATTTCTTTGTTATTATAAAATTGGAGTGATTTTTAGATGACTTTTTTTCAATCTACTCCAGATGGGTGTATGAGGTAATATTTTTTTAACAGGTTTTAGTTTAATTTTAGACTTCTTAATTTGTTCGCACAATAAATACTTAAGTCTCTTCTGTTTTTCATCAACCTCTTGTTCTTTCTCTTCTTCACTGTATATAAGAGAGTATAAATAATGATACATTTTCTTTTATTATTTATAATATAAAAATTATTTTATATTATATAAAATAAAGAAAATGGAGAATGATAATAGAAATTCTACAATGATAGTTAAAAAAAAGTCATTGGAAAATGACGACTTAATTTATGTAAATATTAAACAATTTATACCATCTAGAAACAAACCCACCCTGTGTAGTTTTAATAACACTAGAAGTGATGCGATTATTAGTAAATGTAGTGATTACAAGGTGGCAGTTATAAGATGGAATATTCCAAGTAACTTTCCACTTTTCCTATGCCCCGACCAGTCTGAATTGAGTCGTCATTATAATGTGAGTTTATCTTTTAAAACAACAACTAAAACAACATCTTTGATATATATAGATTTGAATACGGGAAGTCCTTACCCCCGAAGTATTAATTTTATATCACAGTGGGTAGATATGATAAATATTGCTTATGAAACTTGTCATAATGAGTTAAAATTAGCAGAACCAACATACAGTGCTTTAATACCACCGACAATAAATTATGATAGTGATTCAACTAGTAGAATATCTTTATATGCTCCAATAGAATTTGTTGAAAATAATGTTAATAATGCCAAAATAAAGATACAAAATAGTGCTTTCATATTAGGTCTTCAAGGATTATCAAGTAGTAAAAACTTTGTTAATGTAGGAGATGGTATAACAGATATAACCTTTATTATACACCAAACATTAACGAATTATTATAAAACATCATTGCCGTATCCAATTCAAGAATTTATTATTATTACTAGTGAATATGATAGTTCTCCAGCATTTAATGGGTTGAATAGTTTAATATTTGAAACAAGTAGTATTCCAGTGGTGAGCGAATTAGTTGGTTCAGGCACTCAAATTATAAGGAGAGTATTGACAGATTTCTTTGTCGGTGGTAGTCAAAGTTCAACACAGGGAGAAGTGCTGTCCTACTATCCAGACGGACCCCTGCGGTTTTACAATTTAGAAAGTGATGAAGAATTGAGAACAATTTCGGTAATACCGTTGATAGAGTTCAGTAATGGTGAAGTTTTTCCTATTTACATAGATAGTCAGCAGTCTTGGGGGGTCAAACTGGTTTTTCAGCGGAGGTCGCCCCTTGAAAAATTGGGGTATGATTTAGGTAAAACATTAGTTTTAGATAATAAAGAACAACTTATAGATGAACTTAATGACCAAGTAGATGATTAGAAATAATTGTTATTTAAAGATAAATGGTTTATAATGTATAATAATGGTAAATTACGGAAATGGATTAATTTATAAACTTTGTTGTAATGATACTAATATTAAAGAAGAATATGTAGGTTCAACTACCGATTTTACAGAAAGGAAAAGATGTCATAAAAAAAATTGTAATAATCCTAATAGTAAAGAATATAATTATAATGTATATCAATTTATTCGTGAAAATGGTGGGTTTGAAAACTGGTCTATGGTATTGGTGGAGAAATACCCGTGTAATGATATTTTGGAGTTAAAATCAAGAGAAAGACATTTTATTGAATTATTGGAGACTAGATTGAATAGTCAAATACCAATGAGAACTGATAAAGAGTATAGAGATGCTAATAAAGATAAAAGTAAAAATTATTACGAAGAAAATAAAGAAAGTATTAAAGAACGAAAGAAACAACATAGAATAAATAATCTTGATAAATATAAAGAACGAAAGAAACAATATAGATTAAATAATCCTGAAAAAATTAAAGAATATAGTAAAAATTATTACGAAGAAAATAAAGAAGACCAACAAAATAAAAACAAAGTTTATTATGAAAATAATGCTAATAAAATTAAAGAACATAACAAAGAATATCGTAAAAATAATGCTAATAAACTTATAGAAGAACGAAAAGAAAAGGTAGTCTGTGAGTGTGGTTGTGAAATGAGTAGATGTAGTTTGCCCGCACATAGAAAAACTACAAAACATATAAATTTAATGATTATTAAAAATAATACCGAAATTAATAAATAAATATAAAAAGGTATTTTTAAAAAAAAAAATAAAAAATTTATTTTATATTTTCATAATATAAAATAATACAATGGAAAGTATAAAGGTTATGTCGCCAGTAATCAACATCAAACCAGATGTTGAAAGCAATCATATTATACACTTACCCTGTCAGCGATACACACCACAAATTTTGACGGCACAAAGTTTTCAGGTTTCACCTTCGCAACCGGTTCAAACGAGTTTTGTTTTTAACCCCCCATCTTTACAGTCTGTCGTAGATAGACAGATGTATGTTAGAGCATATTTAGATGTTACGACAGACCAACCGCTTATCTTGGGTATTGAAGATAGTCTTCGTCAATTTCCCTTGAACTCAATCATTGATGTAACAACAGTCAGTATTAACGGTGAGTCAGTGAGTGACAACACTCAATCTAAACTCCACGCAATGTTGACCTACGGTAATACGAGAGAAGATAGAGATAAATCAACATCTGTTTCTCCCGCCCAACCCGACCAATATCAGCAATATAGCGATTGGACGACCCTCGGTTCGGCAAGAAATACCGCCTGTTTCTATGGTGAGAATTCAGCAGAGATGAGTAGAGGGTCTTTTCCCATTGAAGTAATATCACCTACAAGGTTTAGAGCAGTCGTATGCGAACCTATCTTTGTATCACCAATGGTTACTGGGTTCGGGCAACAGCAAGAAGGAATGGTTAATGTTAATGAATTTACTTTAAATCTTCGTCATTCAAGTAATGTTGCTAGGGTATTATCACATTCATCAAATGGTAATGCTATAACAGCAGTGAATGTCAGTTTCTATCAGGCACCAGAATTGCTAATTTCAGTTTATACACCAGATTTACTCCAAAGAATTCCTGAATTACAAATATTGTCATATTCAAAACCAAATGAATATATTCGTCAAATGGGTGATATTGCTCCACAGGCAGTTCAAACTGTATTCAGTGATACAATTAGGTTAAGTCAAATTCCCCGATATATCTATATGTTTGCTCGTAGAAGTGAAGCGACTTCTAATTTCTCTACAACTGATAGTTTCTGTTCTATTGAGGGCATTTCAGTCAATTGGGGTAATGATAGTGGTTTGCTTGCTTCAGCATCAAAACAGCAGTTATACGAAATTAACAAGAGATGTGGGTCTAACTTATCTTGGGGTCAATGGTCTAAATATCGTGGGTCTGTTTTAGCATTGGAATTAGGTCGTGATATTGGACTTCAGTCCTTCGAAGCCGCAGGAGTGAATGGGGCATACACTCTACAAGTTCAAGTTCAATTTAAAAATCAGTCTGCTTCAACTTTCAGCGGTCAATTTTATCTCGTAACGGTAAATCAAGGAAATTTTAGTATTTCACCTAATACTGCCCGCAGTTCTTTGGGAGGTTTAACTCCTGAATTAGTTCTACAGGCGAGAAATTCTCCTGAACTTCCAAGAAGCGATTACGACAACCTTGTCGGGGGAAGCTTTTGGTCTAGTCTCAAGTCGATAGTTCATAAAATCTCATCTGCGGTCGCTCCTGCCCTTAGTGCTGTGAACCCTGCTCTCGGTATGGTCGCACAGGGTGTGTCGGGTTTGACAGGTTCTGGTATGATGCCTAATCAAGCGATGATGTCTTCTGCTACAGGTGGTCGTAGAATTGGCGGGGCAATGGATAGTGGAAGAGTTAGAAGAAGATAATTTATAGTCTAATTACATACTAAACAAATTTTAATAAATGTTATTTAAAGAATGAAAAGTAATGTTTAGGAACATTATGGTTAATTATCAAAATGGTTTTATTTATAAATTGTGTTGTAAAAATACTAATATAAAAGATGAATACATTGGGAGTAGCACTAATTTCACAAGACGGAAATGTTCTCATAATCAAAGATGTAGTAATCCTAATAATGAAAAATATAATCTAAAAGTCTATAAATTTATAAGAGATAATGGAAATTTTGAAAACTGGTCTATGATAGAAATAGAGAAATATCCGTGTGATAGTAAGAGAGAATTAGAAACAAGGGAAAGATATTTTATTGAGTTATATGAAAGCAAACTAAATTCTAATATACCTACGAGAACATTAAAAGAATGGGAAGATAATAATGTTGATAGAATTAAAGAATATAGAAAAGAAAGATATAACGAAAATAAAGATAGTATTTTGGAAAAACAGAAAGAAAGATATAACGAAAATAAAGATAGTATTTTGGAAAAACAGAAAGCATATTATATTAAAAATAAAGATAGTATTACAGAAAAACATAAAGCATATTATATTAAAAATAAAGATAATATTATAGAATATACTAAAGAATATCATAATGAAAACAGAGATAAAATTTTAGAAAAGCAGAAAGAATACTATGTTGAAAATAAAGATGAATTAAATAAACATCAAAAAGAAAAAGTTGTATGTGAATGTAGTTCAGTTGTTAGTAGAAGGGGTTTAGCATCGCATCGTCAAACAGAAAAACATAAAAAATTGTTAGAAGAAAAAAATAAAAAGTAAAAATCTAAAAAAATCTAAAAAAATTTATTAATATATTGTATATTAATAAAGAAATGGATAATAAAGAAATGGATAATAAAGAAATTTGTGAAAATATAAGTTTAAAAAAGATGTGTAATGAGTTAAATCAATTAAACAACTTATTATTATCTTATAAATTAACTGATAAAGAAATAAGAACATATGTTCGTAGAGATTTATACACAGAAGGAAAACAATTAAAAAAACAATTTAAAAAAGAATTTAAAAGTATCGGGATTGATAATCCCCTTAAAATTGAAATTTATATCCTATTACACAAACTTGGTATTGTGAGAAATTTTAGAACACCAACGAAAGAACAAATAGAAATGAAACAAGAAATAGTGTATAGTAGTGATGAATTTACTTCAACTGAAGAAGAAAAGGAAGAAAAACAACAGAGTGATTACGAAGAAGACGATGAAAATCCAGAAAATTACGATATTGATAAACTAAATATATCAATATGTCCCTAAAAAAATTTATAATATACAAAGTATATTATAAAAACTATGTTATTTTTTTTTTAAAATTTCTATTTCTTGTTTTAACACATCAATTTGTTTCTGTAATAAATCAACTTCATTAATTAATGTTATTCTATTGACAGCATCTGTTAAAAACTTTGGATTTCCAACAGAACATATTCGTTTATTAGAAAAATCAACACATTTGTCTGTGAATTTAATGTGATTAATACCTTTACAATTAACAATAGATTTTTCTCCAATATTTAAA